AAAAGAGAGAACATCGCAGAACGTGGAATATGGACAGCAAAGAAAAGATACATTTTAAATGTATGGGACAGCGAAGGAGTTAGATACGAAGAACCCAAACTCAAGATGATGGGTATTGAAGCAGTTAAGTCTTCTACTCCTGCACCTTGTCGAACTATGATTAAAGATGCTCTCAAACTAATGATGAGAGGAACTGAAGATGATGTTATCGAATTCATTGAAAATGCTAGAAAAGAATTCAAGTCTCTTCCTCCAGAAGAGATTGCATTTCCTCGAACTGCATCTAATGTTCAGAAGTATAAGTCTTCGTCTGACATTTATGTAAAAGGAACTCCTATACATATACGTGGTGCATTATTGTTTAATTATTATCTTAGGAAGAAAAAGTTAACCAATAAGTATTCTGCCATTGAAAATGGAGAGAAGATTAAATTCCTCTATTTAAAAAAACCAAACACTATACAAGAGAATGTGCTATCATTCATTCAAGACTTTCCTACAGAGTTTGGTTTATCGCAATACATTGATTATGAATTGCAATTTGAAAAAAGTTTTGTATATCCTCTAAAAGCAATTTTAGATGCGATTGGATGGGAAGTCGAAAAAAAAGTTACCTTAGAATCATTTTTCTCCTAATGGATTTACCTATAAACGATAAAGAACTTGCTACTATAATTACTGCCTTAACTCTAGGTGGAGATACTGCCTTGTATCAGAAACTTAAAATAGTTAAAGATGTTAGGGATGCAAATCCTGGTGGTCCTTATAAAAAAATAATTCGAGATACTTATGGAATGGTAATCTAATGTTTTTTGACAAAGTGAGTTTAGTTACTGGTGGATTTGATCCTATCCACAGTGGACATATAGCATATTTTAAAAGAGCTAAAGATCTTTCTAATTATTTGGTTGTTGGTATTAACAGCAATGAATGGTTAACCAGAAAGAAGAGTCAATACTTTCAATCTTGGGCAGAAAGAGCAGATATTATCAGACATCTTGATATGGTAGATGCTGTTATCTCTTGGGATGATAGCGATGAATCTGCCTGTGGTGCTATTGCCAAGTGTTTAGATATTTCTAGCACAGTTGTTTTTTGCAACGGTGGAGATAGAAAGAAAGGAAACACACCTGAGATAGATGGTTATGGTAAAGATCCTAGAGTTCAATTTGAATTTGGCATAGGTGGAGAAGATAAAATGAACAGTAGTTCATGGATACTTCATGGGTATTTTGAAAGACAACGTAAATTATTAGGAATATGAAGGAAGAACTTCTAAGTTTAATTAAAGAGAAAGGTTATCGCAAAGGTGAGTTTACTCTTTCATCTGGTAGAAAATCTGAACATTATGTAAATTGTAAACCAGTTATATTAAGTGCTCGTGGATTAACTCTTGCATCTATTCTATTACTAGAACATGTAGAAACACCAGTAGTTGCAGGTCTTACTCTTGGAGCAGATCCATTAGTTTCTGGAGTAGCAGTTATATCTGGTTTGGATAATAGAATTGTTGATGCCCTTATAGTTCGCAAAGAATCAAAAGGACACGGAACTGATGAATACATTGAAGGTCCTACATTTCCAGAGGGAACAGAAGTAACTGTTCTTGAAGATGTAGTAACTACAGGAGAATCGTCTATCAAAGCAGTAAAACGTCTAAGAGATGCGGGTTACGTTGTTAAACGTGTAGTTTCAATAGTTGATAGACAAGAAAACGCAGAAGCAACTATGGCATTTAAACTAGCAGGTCTTGAATACTATAGTATATTTTTACTTGAGGAGGTTGCAGAATGAACTGTTGGCATTGTAACAGTGAATTGATTTGGGGTGGAGATCATGATCTTGACGATTATGAAGAAATGGAGTATGATATAGTTACAAACTTAACATGCCCAACTTGTGAGTCTTATGTTGAAGTTTATCATAAGATAGAAAAATAAATTATGTCAACTCATTATGGAGTAGATCTGAAAGAACCACTATTAACTCAAGTTAATGTGGTTGATGATTTCTTCCCTCCAGAAGTTTTCTATCAAGTTCATAAATGGTTTACTCATGAGTGTTATTGGTTTTATAACCCTTATGTAAATAAGGAAGGAGATCATCCTGATGATTATCAATTTCAGCATGTATTTTTACTACCAGATCGTGGAGTAGTAACAGATTGTATGTTTGCTTTACAACCTTTCTTTGATAGAATACCTGCTTCTGAGTGGATCAGAGTTAAAGCAAACCTAAGACCTAAATGCCATGAAATGAGAGTAGGAGGTTTTCATATAGATTATGAAGATTGTATTACCTCTATATTTTATTTTAATGATAATGATGGACAGACAACTTTTGAGTCTGGAGGTTATGTAAAGAGTGTTGCAAATCGTTTAATTACCTTCCCATCTAATCTTAGACATTCAGGTTCAACTTGCACTGACGCAAAAGCACGTTTTGTGCTAAACTTAAATTATATGCCACCAACTTAGTTATGGATTTTTTAAAAGAAATAGTAAAAGAAATAGGAGATGAATATACGCAAATTGCGTCAGAGATTGACGAAACTGAAAGATTCATTGACACTGGATCGTACATTTTTAATGGACTCATTAGTGGGTCTATTTTTGGCGGGGTTAGCAGCAATCGTATTACTGCTATCGCAGGTGAGTCGTCTACTGGTAAAACTTATTTCTCTCTTGCTGTTGTCAAGAACTTTCTGGACACTAACCCTGATGGGTATTGTCTCTATTTTGACACTGAAGCAGCAGTCAATAAAGGATTACTGGAGTCTCGTGGAGTTGATACGACACGGTTGGTTGTTGTAAATGTGGTAACAATTGAAGAGTTTCGTGGTAAGGCACTTAAAGCAGTTGATATATACTTAAAATCAGATGAGGAGAATCGCAAACCTTGTATGTTTGTGCTAGACTCTTTAGGTATGCTTTCTACAGAGAAAGAGATTCGAGATGCTTTGGATGATAAGCAAGTTAGAGATATGACCAAATCTCAACTTG